AGTTTTCAGTAAATACATACATGGGACCCTTTGTGGTCGGCGGACGCGGAAAGTACATCAAACCGAAAGATTACTTCACGCACCCTCAGATGGTCGCCAGGCCGGAGCTGCTAAATAACCTGATCTACGGGGAATGGGTGCAGGGCTCAACGTTTGTCGAGCTGATCAGCGTCACATCATCTGTCACCGGACAACCCGCCGATTGGCGCAAGATCAGCAACCTGATGCGCGAAGCTATCGGGATCAACCCCTACACCGCAGGCTATCCCGTCGGCTACGAAACGACCTTGACCGGCTGGAACTACGACCGCGATCTCCCGACCCGCGCAATCTATTCGACTGTCAGGCTGCGCGTCATTCAGCGAGATGTTTCTGACACGCCCGTGAACAAGTGGTGGGAAATCGTCAGCACCAACGTGACCAGCACTGTTGGTGAATGGCCAGCCGGCACCACCTACATCAAGACTTCTCGGGACGGCTTTGGCGAACAGTGGCAGTTTCAGTACCGCACAAACTTCACCACTTCTTACGTCACCTACGACACGCCGATTTCCGCGACTCGCATCTGGGAGGAGTACAGCGGGATAGCTGAGGTCTCGCATTATGGCGACCTGATCGCCAGAAGTTGCGACAACAATCCCGAGCATGAAATTATTTATGTCAACGAAAGCATTTCTGAAGACCGAATTGTTTCCTACAGCAACTGTGCCGTAGCAGGGCTCAAACTGCAGTCTGGCAGCAATTTCACATCGTTCGACCAGCTCCGTTGCTACCTCTCCGGCGGTGTCCACGTTGAGCGGTTGACCGATACGGGCACTGGACCAAGCAACTTGTTCACCGATCTGGTCTGGTATCTCGCCACCAACACTGACACCGGGGCTGGCGGCATCATTGACCCGTCGCTGCTTGATCGTGAGCAGCTGGCTGCCACCGGCCGCTACCTACGCGCCAACGGCCTGTTTTTCGATGACGTAATTGCAGAGCCCACAAACCTTCGCACCTGGCTCTCAGAAAAAGCCCCGTCGATGCTCTGCTTCATTGCCATCAAGAATGGCAAACTCAGCGTCAACCCAGCACTGCCCACCGACAGCAACAACGTAATCGGTAACGTGCCTCCCACAATTAGCGGCATGTTTACCGACGGGAATATCATCGAAGGCAGTCTCAGCGTCGATTGGCTGGAACTAGAAGAGCGCAAAATGTTCCAGGCGGTTGTTATCTACCGCACCGCTCCACTCAACAAACTGCCGCAGCGTGAAACTGTAGTTGTTCGTTATGCCGGTGCCAGTGCTGATAACTTGCCGCTCGAAGAGTTTGACCTGCCGCACATCACCAGTATCGACCATGCTATAAAAGCCGCCAAGTATTTTCTAGCTGTCCGTAAACACGTCACACATACCATTAGTTTCCAGACGCTGCCTTACGGTTTGTCGCTGGCGCCCGGCGACTACATCATGGTTGCCGTGGAGCAGAGTCCGTATAACCCGACAAATAACGGAATCGTGGCTGAGGACGGCACTGTGGTGAGCGTAACCGCGTTGAACGACGGAGATTACGAGGTGTACTACTGGGACCGCAATCAGCCCGAGATTAGCGAAGGCACCCTTACGATCAGCGGCGGCATCGCCCAAAACCGGCGTGGGACCATATTTTCAGTCAAAAATTCAATGGTTAGCAAGCAGGTCTATCAGGTGGAGGCACTTGAAATAAACGAGGACGGTATCGTCACGATTAAGGCCAGCAGTTTCCCCATCGACGAGCAATCTCGCAGTTTGATCGCTGCTGATGTCGTTTCTTCGTCTAACTTTGAGATTGTTGGCGGAGGCGCAAACTAATGCCGTTCCCTACTCTTAAACCGGCTTCCCGTGATTTCAAGACCGGCGATTACCCGGTCAAGACCTTTAAGGCACAGAGCGGGGTAGAAGCACGCATCCTCTACGGAAGCAAACGCACTGGGATGGCCCTTAGTTTGGGCTACGAGAACATTCCCGATGGATCAGCCGACGATTTCGTCGCGCATTTTGATGAGGTCAAAGGCACCTTTGACACCTTCACGCTGCCAGATGAAGTGCTTGCCGGGTGGCAGGGAGCCAGCACTGCTCTCGATGCCGCCGCCACCGGCAACCGCTGGCGCTACGCCGAAGCTCCCCAGGTCTCCGCTGTTAGACCAGGCAAAAGCAGCGTTAGAGTTAGTCTGATTGGTGTGCTCTGATGGCCAAGGCGTTCACGGGTAAAGATGGTCGCCTGCTGCTAGACGGCGTGGAGCAGATCAAAGTGACCAACTGGTCGCTGACCGGCAACCTTGAAATGCTGGAAACAACCAGCCTTGGCGACAGCCAGCGCACCTACGCCCCCGGTGTGCAGGACTTCAACGGCAGCGCCACGCTGCTGTACTACAACGACGGCACAGGCCGCAACGACGCTGCAACTGCACTTCGCAAGGTACTCCGCACCACTGGCGTCAGCGATGGCGACACCGTAAACATGCGCCTACGCCTGGTAGAAGGCAACACCAGCCACGATGTACGGTTATCAACGTACATCACCAGCGTAAGTTTTGGCGCCAGTGTCGGCGAAGTCAGCTCAGCGCAGATCAACTTCCAAGGCACTGGGGCGCTTAGTGAGGTGACGTTGTAATGGGCATTTACCTTGGTAATGTCGGTAACATCGAAATTAAACGTAAGTCGTTCGAAGGCGACAAAGAATCCGTCGTCAATCCGAGTGACGTAAACGTTTCCCGTGATCGCTTTAGTTTTGATTTCGATGAAGGTTATTTAATCAGCGGCGACCTAGTAGAACTAACCACGCTCGACGGTACTACGCTCGATTTTGTAGCTGCTTCCGGCTGGGGCAACAACACCGTTCAGTCCAGCGGCAACTGGTACGTTTCTATCGACGAGCTGGGCGGAATACGCCTTTACACCAGCTTTGACGCCAGTTTGGCAAGCGGCACCAACGGCCTAGTTCAGTTGGCAACTATTAACCGGGACATACCAATTCGTGTGGTGGTTCGAGACCGAGACAGCCGTTTACTGGCATCCATCAGCGACTACGAGTTAAACACAAACCGCGAAACCGTAGACATCACAGCACTGAGCGATCAGTACCGCCAGCAATTCAGCAGCCTTATCACCGGCTCTGGAGCACTAACGGCGCAATGGGATTACATAAAAAACAACAATTACGAACCAGTGCATTACCTTATGCAGCTGGTACTACGCACGGAAATCGGTTCAGGTTTCCATGCAAAGTTTTACATTAAATCCGCCAACACAGATGCAAGCAGCGGCTCGTTTTACGCCAACCAGTTAAACGATGCTTTGTGGTGGGAGTTTGACGCCATCGTCACCAACAGCGCCACCAGTTTTACTCCAGGTGACATTATTGTCAGTCGTATTGATTTTGTAACTACAGGTGCAATTAAATTGCGGGCACGTACTACGAGTCCCCGCAAACTACTACAGGAAAGCGGCGATCCCCTGGTACTGGAACAGGGTGGTTACTATTTGCTGGAAGGTGACGAGCAGGCTTAGACTGCTCCAAGCAGTAATCGCCGACTGGCCCGGAGGGTGTCATCGCTGACCTACGTATTTCAGAGCTAGCCGCCCTTGCTGGCATTGACCTCGCAGCCGGCGACCTACTGGCTGTCGCAGACATTAGCGCCAGCGAATCCAAGAAAATCACCGTCACTGATTTTCTGGGCAATGCAGTCACTCTGATTGCCGACGCGACAATCCCCAGCGGCAAGATCCTTTTCAGCGCTGGTGCGATTCCCGGCAGCGGCATTGCAACTGGCGGCATCGGCGCAACACAGCTGGCTGATGATGCCGTAACGGCCGCCAAGCTGGGCAACGAATCCACAGTCGATCTCGTCACCACGCTGCCCGCATCAGGCGCTTTTACAGGACAACTGGCACTCGATACAGATGACCTGAAGGTCTACTGCTGGGATGGCTCAACGTGGCAGTCGATTAAGGCGGCCGGCAGCATCAACAGCGTGGCCGGCAGCACTGCTGGCACAATCAACATCGTCGTCACGCAGTCCGGCACGGATGTGACGATTAGCGCAACGCTGGACAACACCAGCGCCGCTGC